TCCGTGTATTCAATAGAACCGCCGTTAGTTGTTATGTCAAATGTTCCGCCGTCCGCATACGTCCAAAGTCTATTATTTGAAATTAAAGGAAATCTAACATCGTAATCGGTTGCCGTGTCAGTAATTCTATTTTGTACGTTTGTAGCATTATAGGTAAATCCTAAGCCACTTAAATCTAACTGATTAATCTTTGTTTCTTTGAAGATATCTTTAAGGCTTGTAAGCTGTCCAAAAAAGCTAATTGAGTAATTATCAACTAAGCCGTTTTTCATATTCGCCTTTTCCAAAGAAATTACTCCTTGTCTAAATGGGATAAAATCAATCTCAATAAAAGCAGGTCGCTTTAAATTATGGTCTATAGTTCCGTCAACATCATTTTGGTAAAAGTGTTCAAAGATTTTATTATTTACATTGCTTCCCGGTACTGTAAAACTTTGGCTAAAATCGGTAAACGTTTTTGAAATATCACTAAGGTTTTGAACGTTCAACGTTATGTTTATTTTCTCATCGTCAAATAATTCAATTCGTTCGTATTTTAAATCCGTGCAAGGTCCTGTAACTAAATATTGAAGTTCTGCGCTTTCTCCGAAAACTTCCCAATCAGTTAAATAAGGGTAGTAAACATCACTTGAAGAAAAATAAGTATAAGTAACTCCGCCTATTGTAATTTCTATTATCCATTGAGTGCCATCCCAGTAAATATATATTGACGGGGTAAACACCGAACTTTCAGTTATTAAATAATCGCCGTCTTCCGTTGTTATGTAGTCCCCATCTTCTGTTATTATAAAATCACCTTCCGTTAAATCTGCGTTATATAAATATTCAGGTCGGTCGTTAAAAAAATCAATTCTTGGAACGTTAATAGTTTGACTTTGCCCGTCAAGTGTAAACGTTACTCGAATGCAATCTATGTCGGTTACTTCTCTTCCAACGTATATTTGAACGGTTCTCATTAGCTAATTGAGTTTATAATGTCGTAAGCCATTTCAAATTCCATAGTGTAATTAATTGTTTTCGTGTTTATGGATTTTAATTTTTCGATTGACTTTGTTTTTAAATTAGCAGGAAACCCGTCAACACGTATCATTTCACTAAGTAACATTTCTTCAATTACTTGTTTATAGTTTTCATTAACCCACCCCGTATTAACTTTAAAAGTTCGCTTTCCGTTTGTGTTAAAAGTTTTATACTGAGGTTGAGTAGTACTGTAATCAGGAAAAGGAACGGGGTTAGACTTAAATTGATTATTTGTCATTTCAACATTTTCAGTTGAAGCCTTAAAGAACGCTTCCATTTGCCAAGCTCCCCACCTATTTACAAAATCAACTTGAACAGGTGTGTAACGGCATTCGCATTGTGGTACAAAATAAAACGTCCCTTGTATTGATTCAGACGGCCCAATTGTTTTAATTATTTCTAATTTATTTCCTACAGCATTCCAACCCGTGTAAACCCGTGCCACATCTATTACCATGTTATCAGTTAAGCTAACATTTTGAACTGCTGCAGTGTCTAAATTTGTATAACGTGCTATCCAGTTATTTATAATAGTTGCTTCCGTGTATATCGTAACAATTCCCGTAGCTCCGTCGCAATCGTAGTAATAAATATTTTCACCTAAATCGCTTAATAAAACGTTTTTACCTTGATAGTTATATTCGTTTTCGTAATACCCAAACCCGTCAAAGGCTTTATCTGTTACCGTGTCGATTAAAGTTTCAGTTCCGTCTAATGTGTAATATGTTTTATAAATTACATTACAATAAGCATAGTCGTTCGTGTTTGCGGTCATTCCTGTAGCTATTGGACTTGACTGCGTAAAATCAAAGAATTCACGAATAAACGGAGCTATGTTATAATACGTTGCGTTATTGTTTACGCTCGGAACTTTTTTACTTAGTGAATAAGTTGGAGCAGCAGGAGCAGCGCCCGTTCCGTTCCACAAAAATAATTCTAAACGTGTACTTTCTTGCGGCGTTTCATCAATCGTTATAATAAACGGGCTTCTTGCAAATATCATTTTTTAAATGTTTGGTTCATTATGTCATTAAATAAATCTTCTACTTCAAACCCGTAACCCTCTATTAAGTCATCAGGCAAGTTCTTAAAAGCTGCTTCAAATGGTTTAGTAAAAAATAAACTCGGTTTAATTCCTTTCTCAAATATGGAACGAGCAATAGCAAAATTTAAACCTTTACGGCTTTGAAATTTACCACCTGCTCCTCTCGGTGCAATACCTCTTCTAATTGTCCATTTATCAAAAGCACTCGGAGGAGGCATTTTAGATTTATAACTAAATGGTGTATTGTATTTTTTCTTAACACCTGAAACACCTTTATCCTGATAAAACCCGTATTCTTCCATGTCGAAATAAATACCGATTGAATTAGGAAACGCTTTTGCTTCACCTTTAATTGAGTTGTACAATTTCTTGGATGCGTTCTTTCCTGTAGTCGTTAAATTCTTTTTAGCTTGACTAACAATGTGCTTAATAAAACGGTCTAAAACCTCTTGTCTGTTATCCATCACAAACAGTCATTTCGTTGCCTATCAAATAATCAAATGTCATAGTCCAACCTGCTAAATTATTTTCGAAGCGTTCTATAAAAGGCTCACAAGTTGGGTTTCCGTCTATTATTCCTAAGTTGGTAAAATAGTCACCTCTTACAAGTTTGTCATAAACACGGTTTAACATTGTTATCTGAGTATTCAATACGTCTTGCTCGTTATCGTTGCCTATAAATAAATTCGTGGTTTCGTCTTTTGATATATCCACTACGTCCATAGCAATAATAGAAATATTATAACGAATAACATTACTTTCAAACGTTGCATTATTTACAATGATATGAGCCAAAGGAAATATAGTTTGTTTAGCTAAGTCAACTCTAAAAATATCGCCTTGCGTAACCGTGTTTACTAAATTAGTTGCTTCTAACTCAGATTTTATAATATTTAATATTCCGTAATAACTCATAACCCTTTTTTAAATTGCCTGTTTAATTCACGTTGTTCAATTTCTGTTTTTTGCTTTTCGAAAGTAAGGAAGGTAAGTGCTGTTGTAAGTCGAAGTCTGGTAACTTCTTCAAACTTTGTGACGTCTCCTTTAGCTGCTGCATAAATGCTTTGATACCAACCCCACTGTTTACTAAATTGAGTTCTTTCGCTAAAGTCTGAGAAATCTCCTTCTCCTTCAGTATCTCCGTCTCCAAATAAGATAGGGTAGCCCCTAATAATTCGTTCTCTAAATTGTAAAAAAAAACCTTTGCAGCTAAGGCTATATCTAAACTAATGCTTTCCATTATTTCGGAATAGTTAGCAGAACTTTCGTAAGGTTCAATCTTATACTTGTCTCCGTGTTTTTCTACAATAGGTCGATACATAACCGCCATTGCTTTATGAAACGTTCCTATATCGCTTATATTCGCTTCAAGGTCTATATATTCACCCCAGCTCATATTTTCTAAATTAGGAATAAACCCAAATTCTACTCCTGCAATTTTAAATCTGTTTTTAAATTCGCTTTTTTGTTGGAACATCGTAGCAAAATGCTCGCTTAGTGTTTCAACTTCTTTAAATGGAATCTTAACTACGTCTTTTAGTTCAATAGCACAAAAACATTGTATCATTTTTTCAGCTAAAAAAACTTCGTCATTCGTGTTTTTGGCAATACCTAAAAACTTTTGATAGTTCTTTAAAGGTATTTCACTAAGTTTTGTTGGAACGATTAATTCTAACTTCATATTATTTAAACGTTTATTGTGGTTTTTTGTAGTTCACGGCTACCGCATACGCTTCGCCAAGTAAAATTAAATGCTTTCTTATATTTTGAGCGTCATTAAAAACTATCTTTACACGCTTGCCTGTTCGAATATACACATAATGCTCAACTTCTTTGGTTAATATCGGTGTCTCGTCTGTCATTAACGTATATTATATGTGCCGTAATTTCTTTTAAGTCCGAGTGTTTCCATTTCATGGTATCTTAAAGCGTCTATTGCATGGTTATTTGTGTCAATAGGTTTGTTTAGCCTTGCTCCTGCTTTATCTACGTCCCAACAGTACGCTCGAAGTTCTTTGATTAAATTAACGCTGTTAGACGTAACTAAATATTCCTGCTGTTGTATTACATCAATTCCGTAATTAATTGAGTCCTTGCCTTTTGTAACGCCTTTAATTGTTATTCCGTAGCGTCTTATTTCGTCTATTGATTTAGGTTCTGAGCTATCCGCATATATCGGAACGTTCTTTGGAAGTCTTTTAGCTATATCGCTGTTTAACATTCCTGTTTGGTATACTAATTCATTTAGGATTCGTGTTCCGTTATAATTGTAAATCTCAATTGCTGAGGTTGGGTCGTTAGTGTAACCAAAGTCTAAACCAATACCCACTAACCGAGCATCACTCGGCAACTGATTAATCTGTTTCCAATTACTGAATATTACACCCTCAAGCATTCCTATTTCACCTAAACCATAAACACGCCACCAGTTACCCCAATATGCGCTTGTTTCTGCTTTTAAGCGGTTCTTTTCTATTTGTTCAACTATACTATTGTCTAAGGCTTCATTATCCTTGTAGGTAAGAATTATAAAGTCTGCATCGGGTTCGTCTTTTAGTTCGGTATGTACCCAAAATTCGTTAGCAGGATTGAAGTCTAAAAATACTTCTTTTTTAGTCCGTATAGCAAGTTCATTATAAGATTCAAAGGTAACATTATTACACTCGTTAATATATAGAATATCACGGCGAGCACCACGTAACTTACTACTGTCATCCGCACTAAAAAATTCAAAAACACTCCCATTTTTAAAATTATAGGTTAATAAAGATTTGTTGAATTGTTCATCGTTGTATCTATTAGTCCATTTAAGTATTTTAAGAAAGTCTTTTAACGCACCACGTCTAAGATGAGGTATTGACTCAGCTACTACGCTTATTTCTAAGTTAGGTTGTTGTATTGCTTTGTTTATTAAAACCGCTAAAATAGAATACGTTTTTGAAGCTGCCGTACCACCCTGAATTATTTTAGTTCGTCTTTTTAAAGCAAGAACCTTATTTGTTGCTGTCGTCCTCTTGAACATCAGGAAATAATGGTTGTTCTAAAATCGTTTGTTCAATTTGTTGTAATGGCGCACCGTAACCGCTATCCATTAATGCTTTATACGCTGCTACATCTCCCTCACGTGCTTTTTTAATTAGTGCCAAAGTCATTAAATCTTCCTGAGACATAGTTTCGTTTTCACCAGTTAAAGGGTTCTTTAGGTTTTGATTAACTTCTAACCATTGCCTTGCTATTGTGCTTCTACCCCTTGCTCCTTTGGGTCTTCCGTTTGGGTTTCCGCTTTCGCCTTTTTCAAACTTTTTAAGGTTATCTAATTTGTTCGCCATTATCTTTGTTATTTCACTGTTTATTTAAACTCCTTTAATCGGAACATTTACTTTTTTTGCGTTTAGTAAATCAGTCATTTTTCTTGGTGGTATTCTATATTGAATTATTTTTTTACCCCACTTTAACATTATCTGTTTACAATATTCTATTTCTTTTTCTTTACTTCTATAACTTACAATACCACCTTTATTATCTCCGTGTTCACATAAATAATGAAACTTGTTTAATCGTAACATTTTTTTGTATTTATGTAATTGTTGTAATGCCATATCGTAATCGTCTTTTGTTCCTACCCTGCTATCAAATTTTAATTCGTGTTTTAAATGAGCTTGGAAAGGACCTAAAACAACATTTGTTAAATTAAAAGGTAAAAATTCTTTGTATATTCTATTATCTTCGTTTTGAGATAATCCCCACATTTTACATTCTAACTCTTCGCATAATAAAAAGTTATGTTTAAAAAAATTAATTAATTCGTGTTTGTCTAATTCTTTTTTTTTATGTTCTCCGTCATTTTCTCCCTTTCTATTTTCATAATAATTAATACTTGAAACATCATCATCAATCATTATTAAAGGAAATTCTATATTGTTTAAAATCCAATTGCGTTTTTTTACTATGTCTCCGTCTTCGCTATCAGGCAAAGTAATAACTCTGTCTTTTCCAACTGCTTCAATATATTCTTTTTCTTGACTTTCAGGAACGCAATATTTAGCCATAAAGAAATAATCTTTTCCTTTTAAATCTTGGCTGCGTTTATAAGATGGAATTATAATATTCATATAAAATTTTTACCATTTAAAACTCTTCCAATACCTATTTTTTGACTTCCTAAAGAACTTTCTTTACTTTTTACTTTATTTAATCCATACACTTCTTGAGCAACTTCCCAATCCATAGCATTATTAAAATATAAAACAATGTAATTATGTTCTAAAAGTAATTCTTCGCTGAATTCAATTTCTCCTATATCTGGAATGTCTTTTGTTTCTTTAATTACATCTAAATCAATCGGTAAATCTAAACCCCAATTATCTAAACTTTCTACGTCCCATTCATTTGCTAAACTATCCCAGTCCCATTCTCCAAAACCTACATTATCTTTAATTAAGAATTCGTTTTTTTGTTCCTCAGTCCATTCGTCTGCTACTATAATCGGTATTTCTTTTATACCTATCTCTTTACAGGCTTTTAAACGCATATTACCACCCAATACTACGTATTTATTATCTACATCAGTAAAAACGATTAGAGGGCGTTTATTTAGCATATCAGGAAATTCCTTTATTGAAGTCACTAACTTGTTAAACTTTACGTCTTTTATAATTCTTGGGTTCTTTGGGTTTGGTTTAACCTCATTTATGTTTACTAACTTCATTTAATTAGGGTTATATTTATATGTTTCAAATTCGAGTTTATCTACAGCGTGTAATTCTAAAGAGTAAATTTTAAAATCTATAAAGACGCAATACTTTACCTCAGCGATTTTCATAATTAATCTTAGAGCATTCCATTCTTGTTTATGTTTGGATGGGTTCATAAACACAATATAATAATCGCTACTTAATGTTAGACTCACTTTTTTTCTTCGTAAGTTGTTGAACAAACGGCTAATCTTTGTTCCGTGTTTTCGTATTCACTTACCATTTTATCGTCAGACATACAACGTTGAATGAAGTCTTTTTTTTCTTCGTTAGGATTTGGTTCAGGTATCGGCATTGTTTTCGTCTTTATATTCGTTAAATACTTTCTTTAAATCGTTTACTCGTTCTATAACGCAACTTGGACAGCTTGTAAGTTCGTTTCTTACTTGAAAGATTCTTGAATGAATATCAAATAACATCTTTTGTTCGCTTGGTTTTACTACGTCCGTGTTTTTGCTAAACCATTCTTTTAAATATTCGTGTTCTTGTTCTGTTAAACACAAAGGTGTTTTATATCTAAACATTTTATTTAAAGCTGCTTTGCGCTCATCACAACCGCAGTCTTCTCCTAATATCCATTTAGCTACCTTTGCTATTCCTGTAACTTCTAAGACCTTTTCTACTGTGTCTCCTAAACCTTCGCTTTGTGCTGCTAATATCTCAGCTTTCGTTCGTCTTTTTCTTGCCATTTTATTTTAAATTAATTCATAATCTTTATTTACGTAGTCCAAATAATCTTCACCTACATTTTCTTTTAAACGTTCTTTACAGTTTTTTATAGTACAAAAGATTGACCTAAGGCTAATTGTAGTTCCTTTTTGAAGCTCTCGCATTGTCATATTTTTGTCTCGGTATAAATCAAATAGCATTTTATCGTACCACTCCCAACGTTTAGTCTCTTCATTTACTCTTTTAAGCAGTTCTCCGAAGGCTTCGTGTTCTTCTAAGGTATCTATTTGCTCCAACGTTAAAACCTCGCTTAAATCAACTTTTATAATTCTGCTCTTTTGTCGGTAAAAATCTACAAACAACGAGCGCAAAGTTAAATAAACATAATATTTATTTACTTGACCGTTAACAATAACCGCTTTTTCTTTGTCTTTATTTAGAAATCTTATGTACATTTCTTGGACTAAATCCTCAGCATAAAAATCTTCACCAAAACTTTTAATCGTCCTTATGTATTCTTTATGGTGCTTTGCTACTTGTTCAATCCAGTTCATAAATAAATCTCAATAGCCCAACATAAAAAAAAAATGCCTAAGACACCACTTTTTTTATAAGCGATACCAAAGGCAATTTCATCCGTCTTTTTTAGTTTCACCCGACTAAGTTATGCAATTTTCTTTTATAATTCAACAAACGACCTAAAGCACGTGAACAAGTGTCTAATCTATAAACGTATTTTTCACCTAATTCGTGTAACAAACCTTTCTTACAAGTCATTATCATATCTGAATGTAATCTCATTCGTGTTTGCATCCCTTGTATCATATCTTCTATAATTCCCATACGGTCTTCAACCTCTTCTTTATCTATCGCTACTCCTTTACCATCGCACGACATACAAGTAAAGTCAACAGGGTTTTGTTCATAAGGAATGTGCGTATCGTTTAAATCAATAGTTACATAACCGTCTCCACCGCATTCAGGGCAATTCATAAATAAATTTTTCATAATAAATAGTTTTAATTGTTGAACAAATATAATTATATTTTTTAATATAACAACAAAAAGAATAAAAAAAAGCGGAATTTTTTACGTTTCGCCTTCCGACCGTGTTACCACAATCCAAAAATGATTCAGCAAGTGTTCTAATGGTAACTATCTGAATACGTTATTTACTGAAGAACTCCCCGAGTCGTTCTATTGACTTACTCGATAGGTTACTTCCGTTTAAAAACTTATGAAGATTAGGTTGTCTTATATCTACTAACTTAGAAAAAGCGTTAAGGCTGATTTCGTGTTTTTGTAGGTAGTGTTTAACCATTGCCCGTGTTACTTCATTCGCTTCGCTTAATACTTGTGCTGCGTAATTCATAAGTTACCTAAAAAATCGTCAAAGTCTTTATTGCCGTAACTTGGTTTTCCGCTTATTGGCTTCGCTTGTTCACCTTGCTGCTTAGGTTTGAATTCATTAATTACTATTTTATAGTCAGGGTGGTTATCCTGTTTTTTATAATTATTAACCCACATTGAATATTTAACATTGTTAATAGTGAAGTTAATTACTTCGCCTTTTTGAGTCTGCTTTTTCCAAGCACCCGTACTCCATTCTTTGTTTTCCATTTTTACTTTGTTTTAATATATAACCTTTTAAATCTTTCAACTGAACAACAAAACTCCGTTATAGGATTTGTTTCATATTGTCTTATAGTTTCGTACCAAAGTTTGTCTTTTTTAAAGTCTTTGATTTGTACGATTTGCTCTCGGGTCGTGTTTTTGTAGTAACCCATTACTTTTAATTCATTTTTCATTTTCATTTATTTTTTTACAATATTCATATTCACTTATTGTTTCATTTAATAGTTGAATTTCAGCTTTTGCGCTTGTTAATTTAGTTTCTAAAACTTGAATTTTACTTTCTAAAGATTCGTATTTTAATTTATATTCAATCATTTTAGCTTTTGATTCTCCGTATTTATCAATAATGCTTTCAAAAAATTCTGCTAAATCTATCATAATTCATTTATTAAATTGTTATAATACTCACGTGCTAACTCTATTCGTTCTTTAATTTGTTCAATTACGCTTTCGTCTTTTGCTATTTTAAAGACTTTCACGCGCTTTTCTTTTGGTATATGGTCAAAGTTATGCTTCGCTTGTACAAAGTCTCTTAAATCTAAACTTTCATCAATTAGGTTTTGCTTCCAATGTTCTCGCCTTACTTCGTCTTCAACTATCTGAAATGGTGTATTAATTAGGCAATAACAAAGTAATGATTCGTCTTTTCCTGTTAGCCACATATAACCCTGTAATTGGTAGTAATAATCTTTGTTTGGTATTTCAGTTTCAAACCATGGAAAAGTTGTTGCGTCCCAGCTTGATTTAACATCCAAAAGAATTTCTTTTGTATTTACATCAGGTTTACCAGTTATCCATTCGTTTGTTATTCTTTCATCGTTTTTAAAAATACCTTTTAAATTTAAAACATTTTTAACAAGTTTAATTGATTCTGGCTCAACCTCATTCCCTTTGTCGGTGTATCTACTCCAAAACTCTTTGCGTATTCCGTATTTTTCTTCGATTACAAGTTCCTGAATATAGCTTTTACAAGTCTTAGATAAAACCTCACCTTTTGTTTTAGATGAGGTCATTATTTTTCCTATTTGTGAAGCTCGTATTTTCATATCAGTAACAATGCTTTTTGTTGTAATTCAGTTAATTCAAACTTCGCTTGTAGCTGTTCAATACTAAATTCTCCGTTACGTATTGCTTCAACAGCTTTTTCAAAACGTTCACTATCTATTTTTTCCGCTTTCTTGTTGTTTTTTGAATCAGGGTCGCTTTCAGTTTCATCAATTAAGAATAAACCATTCAATGCGTATTTACGAGCGTAACTTGAAGCGGTGCCAGTACATTGTTCACTTGACATTCCTTTGTGTTCACCAAGCTCTGCCCATCCACTTACTGAAATACAATCATTATCAATACTTAATGTAGCATTTGCTTTTAGAAATAACTTATTACCTACTTGAACAATGTCATCAGTTAACCTTAAAACCGCTTCGTGTTTATGTAACAATGGTTTAACCGATTCTAAAATTTGTTCAGCACTACGATACTTGTAATTACCGAACTTGTTTAAACTTCCTTTTGGGCATTTTAATTCTGCCTGAATTTCTAATAACTTTTTCATAATATAAATTTTAATTGTTTGACAAATATAACTATTCTTTTTAATATAACAATAGGTAAATTAAAATAATTTATAAAAATTTCCTAAGACCTTGCGCACATCGTTCAATGCTGTTTGCTCGTTCTTGAAGGCTTTGTATTTGGTCTTGGATAGTTTGCTTACAATCGCTTGTAAAATAGCCGTGTGAGTTAGCTATCAGCGGTATTATGCCGTTTGTACGTATATAGTTAACCATTTTGCGTAAACGAACGCCAGTCATTTTAGTTTTATAACCTTTCGTGTTTAGGTATTTGTTCATTCGGGTTACTATTAATTCGCTTTTAATTGGGTTCGCCTTTTTGTAGTTTCGGAATCCGTGAACAACGATAGGTAAAATCTCCATTTCTTCGCTTGTAAGTTCGTGTGTGAACTCTTCAAAATTAGTTACGCTCATAATTTAAGTTTTAATTGTTTGTCAAAAATAGTTATTCTTTTTAATATAGCTCTAATTGTTTAATCTTTAATTTATAGATGTTAATTATTTCTTTTAGCTCGTCCTTTGTGAACTTCCGTGTTTGCTTAGCTTCCAGCTCCAAAAGTGTTAATTGTTCCTCTCCTATCTTGTTAATTAATCCTTTGCGATATTCAATCAGATTGCCTGAAAGATACGTGTTGCAATGTTCACATTGAAGATGAACATTCAATTCATTAAAGCGAACGTTCCAATGATTGTTAGCGTTGAAGTAGTGGCCTGCGTTTTCTTTTAATGGTTTCTTTTGGCAACTTATGCAAACTTGACCTTTATCTCGTAATCTGATATATTTGTTAAATATTATTTGAGTAGCTTTTATTAGTTCTTGAACTGTCTCTAAGTCGCTTTTCATTTTGGCTTTCGTCTTTTTCCAGGTCTTTGCCTTTTCGGATTCTACCCAAACACGGACGCATTCAGGTTCTAAACAAAACTTTTGATTAAAGCGGATAGGCTCAAACTTATTTCTACAATGCTTACAGCGTGACATCTTTCATTTTTAATTGTACTTCTAAATCCTTTACTTTAAACTTTTCCTCCATTAATAGCTTTTCAAGTCTAAAATTTTGCTGTAATGCTGCTCTTAGTTCCTTTTCCATAGCATCGTAGCTAATTTTTACTTGTTGTAAGTCTGCTAAACTACGTTCCATTGAGTTAATTAAATCAGTTCTATTTTCGTGTTTTTCTTTAATATCCTCAAGGCTAATTTTAATCTTTAAATAGGTAGTGTCTAAGTTTACTTTGCCAGTTATAATTGTCAGTTCATCCATTTATTCGTGTTTTTGCTTGTTATAATTTGCTTAATTTTGTTTTAGCTTATCAACCATTAATTGTAAGAGTTAAAAAAGTTCTATACTCATCTAACTTTGTTTTGTGAGCTATAAAGGTTTTAGCCGTTGAACCCAAATCAACGGTTTTTTTTATGTTTAAATTTTTTGTAAAAATCGACATTGTTTGTCATCATGTTTATTTAATCGACATTTATCCCGTTTTATCCCGCCTAACTTTTCAGACCTTATAATTTTGTTAAGGTAGTTAAGGTTGTTAAGGTAGTTAAAACGGCACATCGCCTTTACTTTGTTTCATCTTTTCGCTAAACGAAAGTAATTCTTTTCCGTTTACTATATCGGGTTCAATCAAAGGTAGTTGTTTAGCTGGAAAACTATTTGAAATTGGTTTCGTGTTTCTGATTGGGTCAACTGAATTTATTTTAAATCCTAAACCATTGTTAAATTCACACAATACAGGTTCATCTAATCTCGTATGCATTCCGCCGGTGTCCATGTCTTTAATCTTTTCTACGTTTACCATAGTGTAATACTTCATTGTTTCGTGTTTTATTAACCTATGAATTACAAACATATCATCACATCTATTTAAAAACGCCTTACCGCCCTCGACATGGTCTTTTAACGGTGGTTTAAGGTGTCCTTTCCACATATGTCCATCTGCATATAAATTACCGCTCCTACCGCTTTCGCTATTTGGATGCGTGTTTATGTAAATTGTCATTCCTGATTCATTTACAAATTGCCGTGCCTGATTTAAAAATTGGTAATTACCTTCATAACTCATAGGTCGGTCAAGCCCTGTAAATGGGTCTATTAAACCAGCGTCGCAGTCGCTATCCTTAAACAGCTTTAAAATATCCGCAGGGGTATAAAGTTTGTCGTTAGGAATGAAGTTAAAATACTGTTCTAAGTAAGTTGCCGTGCTTAATATCTTTGAGTCTTCTATTTCGGTAAACTTTTGCCCTAAATACATTTGTATCATGTCACGTAAAATTTGTCCTTTTTGGTTTTCACCGCTCCAAATACAAAAACGTAATTCGTGTTTTACTGCCAACGTCAAGAAGTACCAATTTATCCAATAGGTTTTACCTACGTTGTCATGACCTAAAATAATGTTTAGTTGTTTACGTTTAAACCTAAGGTGGTTATCCAAGTCGCAGTTAATGCCGTAACCCTTTTTTATTTTGCCGTGTTTATAGTCAAGCAAGTATTGAACCGCATCGCCTTTCATAATCCTAATTGTTTGTTAACGTATTCTACTAAATGGTCGGTTTCTTCTTTTTTGTATTGTTTAGGGTTTCTACTAAACCACGTTCTTAACCTTTGAGAAATACCGAATGTTTTTTCTTTTTCAAATCTAAGTTTTTTATCATTCTCTCCGTGTTCAGTCCAATAGAAATAAAAATCGTTTAGCATATCCCTACCATACTCATCTAAAAAAGGTTTAAGCGCATCAGCAAATTTTAATTTGCGTTCTTCTATATTTATTATTTTCTCTTTTACTTTCTCTTTCTCTTTTACTTGTATCGAAGGGTGTACTGAACCCCCTTGCCTACCCCCTTGCGTAGGGTCTTGGTTAGGGTTTAATAAAGTCTTTTTAGTTTTGTCTTCATATCCTTTAACCTGCCTATCAATAGAATGCTTTTGAGATAAATAAGCAAACTTACTCATGCCTTCTAAATCCGTTTCAACTCCTGTAAATTGACGTTTCATTAAAGCATCGTAAAATGCTAATCTATCTTTGTCGTTTAATTCGTTTGCTACATCCCAGTAACTCCGATAAAAATTAAATCCTTCTCTCATTTGTTGTTGTATTAAATAAAAAAACCCCTTGAAATCCTGTGCATCCTACCTCACATTCATTCAAAGGGTCAATAATACCTTATCGAGTTTATAATGTAGGATGAACTCGAATACAAATATAATAAATTTATTTAATCAAACTCAAAATTTTTGTAAAAATTATTTGATATGTTAACACGGATTCTCCACCGCTTTATTTTACGATAGTCAATCTTTTGTTTAGGGTTGTACAATATAAGAACTCTCATAGTTTTTCAATTTCGTGTTTAACATCCAAAAGCCATTGATGAGCAATACTATCCTCGTTAATATATAAACCGTTTCTAATATCAATCATTTCATTAACTGCTATTAAAGCACATATTTTCGCTGCTTCATTAGACATTCCGCATTCGTCGCAAAACAAATCTAAATTTAGATTGTTATAATTATCCAAGTCTAAAAATTTATCTACTAAATTACTTGCTTTTTCTTTTGCACTCATAGCTTTTCTAATTCGGTTACTGCTTCTTTTAAAAATTTAATTCGTGTTAATGTAAGCGTTTCTTGAATACGCTGGTGACAAGTAAATATAGCGCAGTTACGTGCTACTCTATAATCTTTTATTCCAAGTCCAATATAAAACTTGTCTACTAATTCTACTGCAAATTCTTTAGGTGTCATACTTTAGATTTAATTATTATTACGTCTTTATTTACTACAAAATTTCGTGTTTTTTTATACTCTTGCATAAATTGAAGATAGCGTTTATTTTCGTTTTGGTCTTTAATCATATCCTCGAAATATTCTTTACCTTCCATTAACTCATGTTTTAAACGCTCAATCATTGTTTCTAAACAATTAAAGTTAGTGTATTCAAAGCTTACTGTTACTCTTTTAGCTTTCATCGCTGAATAAATAAAATTACAATAATAGAACCAAATAAATAACCAAAAGCACTTGAGAAAGCCATTTTAATGCGTTCTAACCACGTTTTAGACTCTACTACATAACCAATGAAGGGTAAACCTAAAAACGGGCTTATAAAAGCAAAAAACATCATTCCGTAAATTTCACCCTCGGCTACAAACCGAATGTAAAAAGTCGAACATATTTCAATAATTAACGCAGACAATCCAATTATTACGTATTTCATTCTATTCTGATTTAAATGTTAATTCTTTACCAGTAAGTGCAAAGTAAAGATTTTGAAGTTGGTGAACATAGTTAATATCAATGTTTAACCAATGAGAAATTGAATTGCCTGTGTGCATAATCATTACTTTTTTTGTATGAATTGAATAAGTAAATCCACATAATGGCATTTTATCATAAGTTCCCATTTTAACTCCAAAATCAATATATTCAATAAGCCCAAACTTCAAAAGCCATTCTTTTGTTAGTGGAATTGGTTGTAAATTAAATACATTGCTTTTAAAATCTATTTTATCAAAAGATTGAGCTATAAATATATCATCATAATAACCAATTACCGTACATAAATCATTATAATGCATTACTAAATTTCCTATTCTTAATTCATTTGCTTTCATTCTTCTGATTTAAAGGTTTCATTATAATAATCTTTTGCATAACCATAATCAATGCATCCAATCCCTGACTCGTGCGCCCACATTATCTGCTCTTTCTCCATTTCTTTGGCTTGTTCAATATCTGATTTATTAAACTTTCCTCGCTTATTAAATAATTGTTGCTCTAACCATTCTACTGCTGTTTTCATATTCTTGTCCATGTTTTATTATCTTCATTCCACCTAACACTATACGCCTTAGCCTCACAAACTTTCATATAAAGCTGCATATTTAAACGTCCCGTGTTTTTTTTCTTTTGATCATGCCAGTAATTAATAATCTCTATTAAAGTTGGGTTCGTGTTTTTATTCGTTCTCATGGCATTAAAATAAAAAGTGATAGCAATACACCAAACGTAGTTACAAACAGCGTTAAACCGAACGTAACGACCTTTAAAAACTCTTTGTGTTCTTCATTCGCTGGTGTAACTTGGTCTAATAAGTCTAAAAAGTAATTTTTCATAATGTTTTATTTAATTGTTTTGACAAATATACGTTATATTATTTAATATAGTTACATTTTTTTCAGATATTTTTTATTGAAACTAAAAAACCCCTACCGAAGTAAGGGTTTCCATTAACAATTAATCTTTCAATTATGAAATTATGCGCTACAAATATACTACTTTATTCTACGCAACAAAACTTTTGAAAGTATTTTTCCTACTAATTTGAAAAAACCGCTTTGTGCGTCAACTTTCACCTCAACGTTGTCAGCGGTCTTCTCAACCTTTACATCTAAATTTTTAGAGTCGTAGTTAACTTTTACTTCTCCGTCTTTTCGTTCAACATTAACATCTATATTATCCGTGTCAATATTTACGTTTAAATTTTTCTTTGCCATTTTATGCTTCGTTTGTTGTTATTACTCCTTTTGCTTCTAATTTAACCTTTCGAACATTTGCAGGCTGTGCTATTTTCCATGCTGTTCTACGTGCCTGATTTAATCTACTCTTTGCGATACGTGAAACGCTTACCGAGTTATTTTGATTACCGCCCAAAACGTGATAGTGTGTATCGTCTTCACCTACGTAAATTCCTACGTGTCCTCCGCCGTTTCTTTTGAATGTAAGAACATCTCCTAACATTGGTTCAGAAACACGATTACCGAACTTATTCCAGTTTAAAGCCCATAACGGACGTTCAACTACTTCTAACCCTGCAGACTTTACGCAGTAAGCTATAAACAAACCGCACCATGGAATCTCATCGTTTGTGTAAACGTTTGAAAGTCCTAACTCTTTTGCCCAACCTAAAATTATAGGGTTATGCTCTTTGCCTACAAACTCTTTAACTCCAAGTTGTTTAACGGCTTGCACTAATATTCGCGGTGACTTTTCGTCTTTTAGCCAGTCGTAACTCATTCTTCGTTTATTTCGTCTTTTGGTATTACGGCGTATGTTTCAGTACCTTCAATTTCTTTAGTTAAAGACGAGCTTTTACCTTTTCCGTAACAGTCATAAAGACGGTGTTTAAGGTCTTGAACATCTGAATGCGTGTACCATAACCATAACGCAAGAACTCCCGTTGCTCCTTGCTTTTTAATAATATCTAAGATTTGTGTAATTGGTAGCATTTATTTATTTTTAATTTCTAATACTAAAGAATCTATTAAAGACTTATTTAATTCAGAATAAGCAACTTTAAAATAGTCATCAGGATTGCTATTTATCCAATCAGCAAAATCAGCATTATAAATTGTTATCCTTGTGAATTCGTTTGAAGATTTATTGTCAATTGGTTTATTTGCATAAACATTTTTAATAACTGCATTCAAAAATATCAAATTATCTGATTCAACAATTTTAGTTTCTATATCTGTAATTAATTGAGTTTGACCATAGCCAAAAATCAATAGTGTATTATAGTTTTCCATTTTAATAAATTACTTCCGTAGTTTGTATGTTAGCTACCCATTGAATATTAGTAGTTAATAGACCTGTGATTTGTATTCTCAAACCGCCATTTGTTGTATCAGCACTTAAAACTGGAGTCCCAAATAATGGTATGTTAGACACCAATGTTACATTAGAAACTAATAACGTAGTAGCTGCAGCATTTGCACCCCTTACAAGCAACCCATCAATATCCCAAGCCGCTACATTTGTGCTTGCTGTTTGTTTAGCTATGATAGTTCCTTTAAATCTATACGAGGAATTATTATTTAAAATTAATTGATTATTGGTAGCTGGGCCTGTTCCATCAATAGTAAAAGCCACAGGTATTAATCCTGTTGTTCTTTGAGCAAATATAAAAGTAGATGTTTGAGCATCACCAACAGCAGTATGCAATTTTCCATAAGCATTTCTACCAATTACACTATTAACATTTCCACCATAACCTAATGCTTGACTATAACTTGCATTTGCAATAGAATTAAATCCACCTGCTAATGAATAAGAACCACTTGCAGTATTACTTTGACCACCAAGTACTGTAGCATATTGACCACTTGCAGTATTACTTTGACCACCTATATTAGATGCATAGTTGTTAGTTGAAACATTACCAAAACCACCTAACGAAGATGCAGCATAAGCTGTCGCAGTATTACCTTGTCCACCACCTACGGTAGTTCTTGATGCACTTGCCGAATTAGAAATACCTCCTCCAACGGTTGCAAAATCAGATGAGGCTCCATTACTTTGACCTCCTCCAACTCTTGATTGTGTACCTGATGCTGTGTTATCAATACCTCCACCAATTGAAGCATCAGTATTGGTTGCTTTATTTCTATAACCTCCAGAGATAACACTATTATTTCCACTTGCTACCTCAGTATTTGTAAGCCTACTTAATTGCAAATCAACCGCTCCCGTACCTCTTTTATTTCCACCCGAAACTAAATTATCAGGAATATCAGCTATAATTGCACCGTTCCCTTTTGGTATTATTGCAAAGTCGGCATTCGTCGCAGCACTAACCGCTGTTAAACTATCTACGGGAGTTGTTGCATTCGGAGCAGTTGTGTTTTGTGCTTCTGTAAAGTAAGTTAAACCAGCTGCATAAGTCGGTATATTCAAAGTTGAACCAACTAATGTTGACGCTCCGCTTGTTCCTGTTGTCGTTAATGTTATTGCATTTTGTTTGCCATTAAACGCGCTCCAGTCAGTTGTACTTAATGCACCCCTGTTTGTAGCCGAAGCTGTTGGTAAATTAAAAGTATGAGTTGAACCAGTTGAATTAATTCCGAAATCCGTTCCACTTGTTCCTACTGCTAAATTTTGAACTTGGTCAGTTAATCCATTCAATGCAGTTAAACCCGTTGTGAATGTCGTAATTATTTGACTTAAATGGTTATCTTCAGTATGCATTGTAATTGTTCGTCCTGCCGTAGTTACATAAACTCGAATTGCTAATCTATCCGTTGCTAATAAAACAGTTTCAGGAACACTTAGGGCTGTAAAATAAGCATCTATTGAAGTGCCACTTGTTATGATTTCAGGATTTGTAGAATTTGAAGCGATTAACGTAAACGTAGTTCCATCGTATTTATAAAGTTCTACATAAAACGAAGGTGTGCTTCCACTACTTGAAGCAGAAAAATAAAATTCTAAATTCCAATTTCCGCCCGGTATCTTTAATAAATTTGGGTCATTTGCATCAGTTAAGAATGAAGCGATGTAACCATTCCCCGCACCATTTGTTCGAATGAAATCCGTTCCAGCTCCTAATATAGGTGTCTTATTCATTTCGTAATAAGTAACACCACCAATTGTTCCTTGGTTTACCGAACCATTTAAATAATAAGATGTTGAAGCACCACCACCCGAAACGGAAGGGAAGTTAGCTAACGAACCATCACCCCTTACATATTGAGAAACAACTCCAGCACCCGTAACTGCTAAAGTTCCACTTGTTGTTATTGGATTACCTGTAACTGTGAATGCTGACGGCATAGTTAAATCAACGCTTGTTACTGTACCAGTTGAGTCAATTATTTCTTGCCCTGTAACAGACTTTGTAACGTATATACCTCCACCAGCGTCTTCTGCTATCGGAACTAAATCAGCGTTATCTAAATTAGCAGCCTTTGCTGTTAGTTGACTTATCTTTATCTTTGCCATCGAGCTTTTTTAAGTAAACGAGTAACTTGTTAATATTTTCCTTTTTTGGTTTGTATGTCTTCATAAAATCCAACCTCCGTAATTTATGTTATCATTCGGATAAACGTCTCCTGGTTCATTTGCATCGTATTCAGGAAATAAAGCAGAATTGTTTATTATGTAATCTAAATAACGAGATGTATATCTGTCCGCTAATGTCTTGTAATATTCTCGTAAATAGTCAACTTCGTTTTTTTCTACGTTTTCAGCATTCTCACTTGAATGTTTGTAAACACCTTTGTTTGCTATTGTATAAGCTGCGTTCGGCATATATTCGTACATCGCCCAATATATCAACATCCATTTAACGTGACCTTCTAATAAAAATTTATAGTCTTCGTTTCCTGCATCGTTTACCTCGTTATCTTCAATTAGTTGTTTTAATTTTTCAACTAATTTAGTTCCCAAATAATTCTCTATTTGAACGTCTTGAGCTATCTTAATAAACTGAATAAATTTATCCGTGTCTACATTGCCGTTTAAAGCCGTATAACGAACTATGTCATCTCTGGTTATAAAAAGTACTTCAGCCATTAATTAAATCTTTTATTCGTTGGTAAAAAGCCATTAAAAGGCATATCTTTTGGAAGCGTGCTAACTTTAGAATCGTTTTTAACTACGTACCCAAGTTTTTCAGCTTTGCGAACGGCTATTTGTTTAAGTTCTTTGCTGTTTACGTCTATTGCTTTACCGCTAAAAGTTGCATAAACTCGTTTATTCCAACGATGATGACAATTACCGCCACCTTTGTAAAACCAAATTGAATAAATATCTTTGCCCTCTGGCCCCCAACCTTCGTTAACTACTTGTTTAGACATATTCATAATGTCTTCTTTTCGGTAAATCTTTTTAGCCTGTATCATTCTTTTACAAAATTCACGGCTTTTAGATGTCGTTTCACCTGCATAAACATAACGAGTTATAAACTTAACTCCGTCTATTACATCGTCTTGCTTGCTTGTAATGTTTGGTCGTGCGTCACCCGTTGAAACTAAGTTAACTAATTTGCTTAATAAACTTTGTTTAGACTCTTTAGAAAGCGTTTCGTTCTCGCTATCGTCTGTTTCATAATCTACGCTAAACTCATCTATTAAAATAGCGTTTTCGGGTTCATCTTGGCCTAAATCAATTAATGCTTGTGCAATTACAGAATCTTTACTTAACATTGTTCCCGTTTCTTCAGCTACTTGCTCTTCTGTTTGTGCGTTTTCTACGTCCGTAAATTCTAAAGGTTGTAACGTTCTAAAAGCCAATTTAAGCGATATTCCGTTAAAAGCTAATATTCTATCCAAAGAAGCTATTAAAAGGTCTTGAAACGGCTTAATAACCATATTATCGAATAAAATACTTGAGTTTCTTAACTCGTCAGCATTCGAACTAAAACCATTACCCGAAGCAATCCCAAAAAGAAGAGGACTTGTTACGTTATGCCCTAACATAATTTTACGTAAACATTCCTCACTTAAGTAAGTGTAATGTTCTGGAGCGTCGTTTAAAGGTATATCTTCAACCGTAGTTGCGTTTTCTTTATTGTCGTTAAAGCTTACAATTACTTTTCGTCCTTTTGAACCCGTTAATTTTCCTAAAACTTGTTGACTAATTTCGTCCTGCATTTCGGGGGTCGGGACTCCATTAGAAAAATTCACGATTTTCGTCCCTGAAAAAGAATTTTGCACCTCATTAATCAAATAATTCGACACTTCTTCTTCTAATAGCGCATAGCTTAAAGCACCTTGATAATCAACATAGCTAAAATACTTCATTCCTAAGCTATAAGGCTGAATGTAAAGTATTTCTATTTCGTCTTTTGAAAAGCCAAAAGCACTGATTCTTTTAGGTGCATACTTTTTTGTGTCTTCCCAATTATCTGAGTAATAATAGGCTTCTATTTCTCCGTCTTTATTGCACTTTTCAGGTGCTAACAATTGAACAGGAATGTGGTAAGTCTTTAAAACCTTTGTATGTGCTTTGTCATAATGAACTTGTAATGCACATTGCCCTAACGCCTTTAATTCAAAACTTAACTTTCTTAAACAATCCTGATTGAATAAAGTCATCATTTGAGCGTACTCGTTAGGCTTTCTATTTGCGTCAATAGCAAATAACCCACGACCGTAAATTAAACGGCTTATATTGTTTATAATTGCGTTATTGGTAGTACTGTTTTTGTATCTATCTATAAGAAAAGTAAAATAAGAATTTGATTCCCCGTAAGTAACCCAATCTTCTCTTTTGGATTCTACTACTTGAGGCGGTTCGTATTTTGCTAAATTTATTACGTGAAAATTATTCATAAACTATAAACTGATTTGTTGTTGAATTACTAACATACTTCCCGTTATTAACCGAAAAACTTACTATTGGTTGGTCGGTGCAAAACACTTTACCTCTAAAAATTAAATCTCCCTCGTTAAATAATTCCACATTGTAAAACCTATTTTCTATTAATTCACAAAGAACGTTTAAGATTTGGTAATAGCTTTTATCTTCTACGCTGTTAATTGTAATTTCTATAGGAACGTTTGTGCTATCATCCGTAAATATAAGCTCATCAAACGTAGTAGAACGAGGAACGATAACCAAAGGTTGAGAGTCGGTAGTTGTTGTTAATACGTTCATATTTAATAAACGTTTGTTTTGTGTTCTTGTTTCTAAACATAAAAAAACCCCACCGATTAAGGCAGGGTTTAAACCTATGGAGAAACAGAAAGTTTTAGTTTGTTACTACAGACGCACCGTCTAAAACAACGCTTAATAAATCCGCTTCGCTTGAACAATCCAAGAAATTTGCAGGTACATTTTCCATTCCTGTAAATGTCAATCCGTAACCATTAAAGTCACCCATTGCAGTCCCTGAAGATACAGTGCCTGCAGTTACGTCACAACCTCTTTGTAAACCTGCTATAAAAAATTGGTTTGCTTTTGTTCTAACAATAATGTTAGGACGTCCGTAAGCTAATAATTTAACAGTTTTGTGCGTAACAACGTCTTGCTTTTTTAATTGGATAGTTAACGCCTGCTCAAAGAAAGTAGTTCCATTGTCACGGCTTGTTTGGATAGTTTGCTCAAAAGAGTTAGCACCTTTCAATTCAAACTTGTAAACAGTAGTAACGCTTCTAATTTGTGTAATTAAATCAGTGTAAGTACCGTCGTAAGTAACATCCCCACCTAACGCAGTTGAATCAGGGTTATATGTCCCGTAGTTAATAATATAGATAGCGTCTAACCCACTAACTGAGTCTTTACACGCTTCTAATCTTCCGTTTGCTATATCGCAGCTCATGTCTTTTTAGTTTTTTTAGTTAAAAAAAAAGGGTGGTGTATATTTCACCACCCTAAATTATTTTGTTATTAATTAGATTCCGTAAGTAACAACGTCTTGAGCAAAACCGTATTTAGCATCTGCAGTAAATCGCATAACAACACGAACGTTTTGAGAACCATCGTTTTCTGCCATGTCAATTACACGAACTTCGTTCAAGTCACTCATTAAACCTGTCGCGAAGAACAAGTTAGAAGTTTGAGCAAGTAAAGCTGTGTTAGTTGCAAGACCCGGAGCCAAGAATACTTTAACACCATCAAAATAGATATCATTCAATACTTGGTTAGTTCCTTTGTTATCGTAACCGTTAGCACCTACACCGTTAGCAGCAAAACCACCCAATGCACGAACGTAAGCTCTATAGATGTTTGAAGAAACATAAAGTGTTAAATCCTCTTTTCCATACAATGCAGCAGGCAAAGCGTCAATCATTAAACCTAATTGAGTAACAACGTTAGAAGCGTCTACAGTTGTACCTGCGATTTTTTGACCTGCAGGCAAAGCAGCGTCTACGTCTAATTGTCTCATGATTCCTGAAAATTCACCAGCAGAAGCGTTGTTACCGTCCCAAATAACTAATTCCATTTGTTGAGCAACTTTCTCAGCAGCGTGTGCGATTAAGAAATCAGCAAAAGACTTAGGCAATACGTCAAACGCAGAATAACCCATTTGAATAGCATCCCAATCTGAACGGAAATCTGTTTTACACAATTGTAAGTTAACTTGGAAAGTTTCAGGTTGCAAAACTCTTTCAGTCAAAGTAACTGTTGACGTTGGGTCAAAGTCACAAGTTCCGTTTTTAATGATTCCGTCAGTAGCTACCTTTTTAATAACTTGTTTGTACTTAACGTTAGGCATGATAGTGATTCCGCCTTTTTCTAAAGTTGGACAGCTTAAAAGTGCTGCCGCAATGTACTTACCTGCGAACTCGCCAGCGTAAGTTGTTGTAATTGAAGTTGTTGTTGGCATTTTTTATTTATTTAAAAATTTATATATTACTTATTTATTTTTTCTAAAACTGTGTCCATTATTGAACGTGGTCTTTTAGAAGCAATTTTTACTCTTTCAATTGGGTTCGTGTTTTCAGGATTAAATGAAATAGGCTTCGGCTCTTCGCTTAATTCTACTTCCTCAACTTTGTTTATTTTAGATAATTCAGCTTTTAAAGTTTCGTTTTCAGTTTTCAATGCTTCGATTTCTGAGAAGAAAGTTTCTTTAACTACGCTTTCAATAGTTTTTTTAGCTGCTGTTGGTTTAGCTGCTTCCGCTTCTACTTCTACCTCTACCGTTGGCTCTTCTTCCATTACTGGCTCCTCTTCCATTTTCTCTTTCACTTCTTTAACGATGCCTTCGTTTTCGATAACTAAAATACGTCCGTCTTCCATTTCGTACTCCCCAACTGGCAAAGGTATTTTTTGCTCATCTTCCGTAACTACGAAAACTTCCATATCGGGTTCGAATGATTCAGCTTCTAAAACTGTTACTCCGTCCATTAATTTCATTTGTTCTAACTTTACTTCCATTCCTAAAAGTGTTCGAACTTTGTTTAAGATTTGATTTGTATTCATTTTCCGTGTTTATAAGTTTTTAATGTTAGCATCAATAGCATTTGATAATTTAAACAATGCAGTAGCTTTTGTTTTTATTCCTTTTGCAAAGCTTGGTAAATTAGTAACGGACGCTGGGGCTTGTAAACCTAACGCTTTAGCTTCTGTGATTGTACTATTTGCATCCTTAATAAAAGCATCAGCAAGTACATTCAAAGATTTTCCTAAATTATTTAAACCCATTTTAGCATCATTTATGGCTTTTACATATTTTGATGCTTCATTTGATTTAGCTAATAAGTCGGCATATTGTTTTTCAATTTCTTGAACTGATTTAAACATTGCCAATTCAACTTCTTGAGTTGATAATTCAGTTGTTTGATTTAAAAACAACTTGTTATAAACTGTCTTTCTTGTGTTCATAATTCTTAAACGTTTTAAATTATTATTCTGTTACCTTTTTATCCGTTTTGACGTGTTGTAACTCTAACCCCGTCTACTTCCGTTGCCGTTACATTTTGAGGTGGTACACTCGCTGTTTTACCAATTCCTTGAGCGTGTAAAGTTCCGTCACAACATTTTTTTTTGTAAGTGTTGTCTTCACATAAACAACCCCTACGACCACCTTTTGGGCTTGCTTTGCTAACTGTTCTTTCTGCCATATTATTTATTTCTGATTTGTTCTAATTTTCTTTGCGCCCATTCAATACCAGCATCACCACCCCAAGCTAACCACATTAATCGTCCGCATCCGTCCCCAAGTTCTCTTTGTGAGTTTTCTTTGTGACGTGCAAAACTTGCCATTCGTGCAATAGTTTCTTCGCTTATATTTTCTCCGTTTGCTAATTGATTTGCTCGGGCTTTTCCTACTGGTGTTCCACAATCACCCCATCCGTTTTCTTCTGCGTATCTTAAAGCTATCTTTGCGTTTTCACTTGCTTCTTTCGGATAGTCGTTATAGGTTTCTAATTTAGTGTCAAGTATTTCTTTTAAAAAAGCTATTGTTTCTTCTCGTTCGTTTTTTTCTTGGCTCATTTCGTATCTATCGGCAAAATATCCCTCTATTGAAAAACCTTTTACTTTTCCGTCTTTTACGTCTTTCCAAACATCCTCGTTATTTACCTTCATTGAAATCATCCAAGTTCCTTTCGGTAAATTAAACCCGTACTTTACAGATTTGTCGTGAACCTCATCTTCGATTAACCAACTTTCAACTACACTCATACCTTTTAACTTTTGGTTATGTTCGTAGGTAGCGTTATTTTGATTAGAGCGCATTAAGAATAATTCAGAAGCCTTTTTAACAGTATCTTCGCTGAAATATATGTAATAAGCCTTTCCGTCTTTGTCAGCCCTTAAAATTTGTTTATTAGGAACTAACGCCGCACCCATTAAGATTTTCTTTTCAGCGTCAATCTCTTTAAGTTCTATTTCGTGTTTTGAAAGGGCTATAAAGTTCTCTTCAATTGCAGGAGAATGAACCACACTAACCGCATGGATTCCTGTTTGTAAATCGTTTTCGTCAATAATTAACTCGATTATTTTCTTATCCATAATTTTTAAACGTTATAAAGTTGCATTTTGTAACCTATTTCTCTCAAGACTTAAGCCATTTGCTACGTCTCCACTTACTACATACGCCCTTGTAGGTTGCTGTTGGATTTGTGCTAATTGATTAACTCCCGAACTTCCTATTACATTAAAGTTAGGTGCT